GCAGAGGTGAGAGCCAGAGGAAAGACTAACGGCTGGCTGTCTGTGCAGATAGCAAAAGACCGAGGATATATAACAAAACTCAAAGACAAGGCAGAAATACCGGATAATGTGGAGAACCTAATCTGCATGGTACTGGGAGTGGAAAAGGGAACTTACATCCTGCCGGAGCCAAAAGAGGAGTCGAAGCCACAGGGAGAGATAATCGTGCTGAATAATCTGCACAAGGATATCCGGGCCATGCGTGAAGCAGTGTCCGAGATAGCAGAGAACCAGGAAAGAATCTGGAACAAACTTAACACCCATACAATCAAGTTGGAAAGGATTAAGGAATACACAAAGGTTCTGGAAAGAGATGGACATGAGCGTGCAGTGGACTTTCTAAAATCGGCACTGGCAGACGGGAAAGTGAGCGGTGAGGAAATCCTTTTGCGAGCGGACTCTGTAGGGATTAAGCGAGCGGACTTGAACAAGGCTAAGAACACAGTCGGGATTGACACATCAGTAACGGGATACGGGAAGAACCAGAAAACATGGTGGTTTATCCCAAAGTAAGGAGGAAAAATGGCACAGGAGAGTAAATATAGTTTTGGCGGCACCAGAAAGACATCTGGCGGATTTAAGCCGGGGAACATGAACAAATTTATCTTTGCTGGGACGAAGCGGAAACGGAAAGCGAGGAAAAAGGGGAAGTGAGTTGGCAGACAAAACAGCACAAAAAGAACCAGATACACACTTTTGTTGAGCAAGCCATGAAAGACCCGAGACTCATGAGTGCTCAAAAGCAGCGTGAGCAAGATATCTACAGTGAAGCATTTAGCAGTTTCCTTTTAATTTCCGCAGATTACTTGTACAGGAGTTTAAATTTTGACAGAGACAATTTGATGAATTATTTGGAATTCGTATTGGAACAGGTTCATTTTGCGGAAGGTGACAAGGAATATTTCCAATTGCTGAACGAAGCTCTTGCAGATGAAACCGGGATAGATATTCTGAACAGTAAATTCAAGGAGAGCGAATAATGGGAAGAAAATACAGCATATATGGTTTTAACTATCCATATGGACATTCGGAATACTTCAAACAATGCCGAACAGCGGTCACATTTCTGCTTTGGCTAACAGTGTTTTCTATGAAATATGATGGCGTAGACGTAAATATTAGGCGAGCATCAGGGAGGGCAAAATAATGGACAGCAGAATTAAAACCATAGCCGACCACTACAGCTACGAAGCACAGAGCCGCCAGTGCATGGAAGAGTGTGCGGAGTTGATACAGGCAATTAACAAGCTGTGGAGGGCAAGGAGAGCGAAAAGCTCTGAAAAGTCAATTGTGGCAGAAAACAATCTTGTCGATGAAATAGCGGATGTACAGATAATGCTCTGGCAGATGCAGTACTTGTTAGAAATCCCGGAGTGCGAGGTGAAAAGAGAAATTAACTCAAAACTTGATAGGCAAATGCAGAGAATCAAGGAGGAAAGCCATGTATAGATACTACCTTACCCAACGCCCACCAGAACCCGGAGCAGTACCGAAGCACCCGGGGATGATTGTGGAAGACTACGGAGAAAAGAAAAAGATAGGAACCGTAGTAGGTGCTTGGATTCCGGTATCGGAACGGCTTCCGGAGAAGGAAGTGGACGTATTAGTTTCTTTCGGTGATAATTTCTCAGTAATTGGCTATATCGGAAAGGCGGGAGTATGGAAAAACACAAGTACGGACACCAGGATTGACAAGGATATTGTTCTTGCCTGGATGCCACTGCCGGAACCGTACAAGGCAGAATAGGAGGGTGAATGAACATGACAGTAGATAATATTATCCCTTGTGTATGTATGCCTCACCCGCCAACCTTAGCGGAAAAATAGAAAAATCTAAGAAAGGAGTCGGAACCCCGGCCGGGTAAAGATGCATCGGTTCCTTTCAAAATGGATTATACAGAATTTTTAAATAATAAAAAATTTATACTTGAAAGCAGTGGATTTGAAATTGACAAAGAACAGCTTAACCCAAAGCTATTTGATTATGAGAAAGATATAGTCCGCTGGGCACTTGCGAAAGGAAGGGCTGCTATATTTGCAGATTGCGGACTTGGAAAAACAGCCATGCAACTTGAGTGGGCTGACAAGGTGTGCAAGCATACAGGGGGTAAAGTCTTGATATTAGCACCCCTGGCAGTAGCACCGCAGACAGCAAATGAGGGGGAGAAATTCCAGATAAAGGCTACTGTATGCGAAGAGCATAGCACTGTAGCAGAAACAATCAGCATTACCAACTATGAAAAATTAGATAGATTTGTTGCAAATGAGTTTACCGGGATTGTGCTGGACGAGAGCAGCATTTTGAAATCTTTTACAGGAAAAGTAAGAACTGCAATTATAGATAGATTTGCAAATGTGCCTTATAAGTTAGCCTGCACAGCGACACCTTCACCTAACGATTATATGGAGTTAGGGAACCACAGCGAATTTTTAGGAGTTATGACACGTTCTGAAATGCTTGCAATGTTCTTTGTACATGACGGGGGAGAGACATCTAAATGGCGGCTGAAAGGCCATGCGGAAAGTGTGTTCTGGCAGTGGATGGCTTCGTGGTCTGTGTTTATTGGAAATCCAAGAGATTTAGGGTATGAGGTTGAAGGATTTGATTTACCGGATTTAAACGTAAAACAGATTGTTGTAGACGGAACTGAACCAATTGCAGAGACTCTTACACTTACAGAGCGCAGGCAGGCAAGAAAAGACAGCTTAGAAAAGCGGTGCCATGTAGCCGCAGACCTTGTGAATAATTCCAATGAACAATGGCTGGTATGGTGCGATCTAAATGACGAGAGCGCAAAGCTCCATGAATTAATTGAAGAATCAACAGAAGTTAAAGGTTCCGATAAGCCGGAACACAAAAAAGATTCAATGGTTGGATTTTCGGACGGAGAAATAAAGTGCCTGGTTACGAAGCCTAAAATAGCAGGGTTCGGAATGAATTGGCAGAATTGCCACAACATGATATTTGTTGGATTGTCAGACAGTTACGAAGCATATTATCAGGCAGTGCGAAGATGTTGGAGATTCGGACAGGAAAGCCAGGTAAATGTTTATATCATCATTTCTTCCCGGGAAGGTGCGGTTAAAGAAAATATCGAAAAGAAACAGGAAAAAGACGAAAAAATGAAAGCCAACATGATTGCCTTAACAAAGGACATTACCAAAAAGGAACTGAAAAAGACATGTCGCATCAGCACACCGTACAACCCGGTAAAGGAAATGATATTGCCAGAATGGAAGGAGTTCGCAGCATAATGAAAGTTTTAGACCAACAGATATCGGAAAAATACTCTTTATACAATGGTGATTCCTGCGAAGTGGTAAAGGGAATCCCAGACAACAGCATACATTACACAATTTTTAGCCCCCCATTTGCGAGCTTATATACATACTCCAACAGCGACAGGGACATGGGTAATAGCAAGGGGGACGATGAATTTTACAAACATTTTGTATTTCTGGCAAAAGAGCTTTACAGGATTACGATGCCCGGCAGATTGTTGAGTTTCCACTGTATGGATTTGCCACTTATGAAAGAGCGTGACGGAATAATCGGATTGAAAGATTTTCCTGCCATTATCCGGCAAGTGTTTGAGGACTGCGGATTTGTGTATCACAGCCGGGTGACGATATGGAAAAACCCGGTTACAGAAATGCAAAGAACAAAAGCCCTGGGACTGCTCTGGAAACAGATAAAAAAAGACAGCTCCATGAACAGGCAGGGCATACCGGATTACATAATCACAATGCGCAAGCCGGGAGATAATCCAGAAAGGATAGCCCACACGGATGAAACATTTCCCTGTGATGTGTGGCAAAAATACGCAAGCCCGGTCTGGATGGATATCAAACAATCCGACACGCTGCAGCGAAAATCAGCCAGGGAAGAAAAAGACGAAAGGCACATATGTCCTTTACAGCTGGAAGTGATAAGACGGTGCATAGACCTATGGACTAACCCTGGGGATATAGTGTTTGATCCGTTCTTGGGAATCGGGAGTACTCCTTATGTAGCATTGCAAATGGGAAGAAGAGGGATAGGTTGCGAATTAAAACAGAGTTATTACAAACAGGCAGTAAAGAATTTGGAACATATAGCCGGGGAAGAAATTGAATATGGAATTGTAGGGCAAATGGATATATTTGACTTTATTTAGGAGGAAAACAATGATTATACGTAGCCAAGACAAAAAGATGATAGTAAATTTTTACCTGTGTGACCAGATAGGTGTTTACGGACGGTTTAGGGACGCTTTTGACGATGAGCCTAACATCTGGACAGTAGAAACTAAAACTGCTTTGTTGGGGCAGTATACGAGCGAGGAGAGGGCAATTAAATCCCTTGCGGGAATCTGCGAAGCGTATCGGATGTTTGGAGACAAAAGCAAAGTTATCGACATGCTACAAGATGATGAAGTGGAGGTGTAGAAATGGAGAGACTAACAGCGTGGGAAGACGGGCATGCATACTACCCGGAATGTTTTGAAGAGCCTTGTCTGGGAATGGGGTGTGAAGAGGAAATTTGCGAGTTTAATGTCAAGGTATGTGAAACTTTAGCGAGATACGAGGATACCAACCTTACCCCGGAACAACTTATAGAGATAGACAGACTGTATCTGGAAAAATGTGAGGAAGTAAACAGGTTGAGAGAAAAGCAGATGCCGGAAAAGCCGCATAAAATAATAACCCCTCCAAGCGGAGCGGTAGCTGTGAAGTGCCCAGCGTGCGATGAAACAGTAGCCGGGGCATTCCATTATTGCCCTTACTGCGGAACAAGGATGCCGTGGGGTGATGAAGATGAATAAGCGTAGAACCAGAAAAGAACAGCGTCAGGACAGCCAAGAGCACTACGGAGGACTGGCAGGACGTACCCCAGATAAGCGGGCGGCGGATAGATTTAACCGCCCCGCTTACCAGACACAGAGGGCGGTAAGGGCACAGGGGGAACAGATACATAAGAGTGTTACAGAGTACATCAGGGATAAATATGACATTGAGTAGAACCGGAAGTAGGGAACCGGGGATTGGGTGAGTTTCGGACGTGGACTTCCGCACCGGGGATGTCTGGGTGCGCAGGGAAAAGGGCGGCAGGCATACACCAGCCTATATCGACGATGTGGCTATGCATTATCTCCGGGAATATCTGGACGAACGTGCAGACAAGGCGCTGGGTCTGATTGTAAGTACCAGGAAACCACATGGGAAGATGTCTCCTGCTGGCATTCGAACTGTACTTAAGACCATTGCTAAAAGACAGAGCATGACAGTAAGGGTGTATCCGCATAAATTGAGAAAAACCCTGGGAATGACATTAAAGAACAAGGGATACGATATCGGGGTTATACAAGAGGTACTGGGACATAACAGCCCTACTACCACCAGCAAGTATTATGCAGAGTCTACGAAGGACACTCTGCGAAGCATCCGCAGGCAGGCGGCATAAGGGAAAGGAGTGTTAAAACTGGATAAGGGAAAGCTTAAAAGATATGTGAAGAACAGGGAAAGACTTGAAAGAATTAATGATAGGATTGAGGAACTATGCAACAGGGATATAGATGTTGTCTACGGTAAGGTTATAGGGTCAAGCCGGGATTATCCATACACAGAAGTGAGGACAACCGTGCAGATGTATGAGCCGACGGAGAATGACCGGGTAAACGCAATGATAAGGGGGAAAGAAGCAGAGCGTATTACTGTGGAAATGGATATACATGAGGTGGAAGAGTATATACACGGAATTGAGGACATGGAAGTCCGGGAGATATTTGAGCTGTCTTTTATCCAGGGGAAAAAGCAGGATGAAGTTGCTGCCACTGTAGGATATAGCAGGGGAAGGATATCGCAGATAATCAGTGCAAAACTTAAAGATTAACACAATTAACAAAAATAGTGTGCTATAATTACAATAGAACCACTAGAACTTATAGCACAAGTTCTGCAGTTCAAAAGTCTGATTCCGAAATCCTCCTTAGTTTTGGAATAGTCGATTGGAATACCGTCCTCTAATCTGGGCGGTATTTCTTTTGCTTCAAAGCCAGCGGATTGTTGCCCACAGGTAGGCGAATGCCAGAGCAAAAAAATCTAGTTTCCGGCGCATACACTTAAAACCGCATAGTGCCCACAAAGGTACGATAAACATATTTAAAGCGGGGCAACCCGCTAATGG